GAAATACTGATACCAGCGTGCCCGGAACAACTCGTACACCGCGATCAGTCCATGAGCTTGATGATAAGGGGTATAAGTGTCGTAAAAATAACTTCGACACAATGATCACTTATGAAGATCTCGATAACTGGTCTGAATTCGATGAGTTTCAGATGATGGTGCGTGACGTGATTCTTGAAGCTCAGGCACAAGACCGGCTAATCATCGGTTGGAATGGGAAAAGCTACGCAGCAACATCTAATCGCGTTGCAAACCCAATGCTTGAAGATGTAAATATAGGCTGGCTTGAAAATATTCGCCAAGATGCACCACTTCGTCACTTTACTGAAGTTGTTGAATCCAGCAATGTTATTAATGTTTATGAAGGCGGCGATTACGAGAACATCGACGCACTAGTAATGGATGCAGTAGAGACGTATGTCGATGAACGTCACCGCGAAAACACAAAGCTGGTAGCTATTATGGGGCGAGGTATTTTGCATCAAAAATACTTCGAAATCGTAAACCAAAATCAGCCTAATTCTGAAAAGTTATCTGGAGATATGATTATCTCTAAGAAAACTGTTGGCGGGCTTCCAGCGTGGCGAGTTCCGTTCTTTCCAGCAAATACCATCCTTATTACAACATCCGACAACCTTTCAATCTACTATCAAAACGGTGGTCGTCGACGTCATCTTAAAGACGTTCCAGAAGCTGATCGAATTGAAAATTATGAAAGCTCAAACGATGCATATGTTGTACAGGATTATAGCAAGTGCTGTTTAATTGAAAATATCAATACAACGGCACCAGCTTTACCAGTCGTTTAACAATTATTAGTATAAAACCCGACACTATATGGTGTCGGGTTTTAATATTAAAAAATTAAACACTCTAGGAAAGTATTATGCGAACAACCCCAGCTGCTGCAGCACGTATTCGAAAAATGGCTAGCCTACAAAGTAGTTCAACATCGCCAACGCGCTCAGATTTAAATATCATTCAGCAGATGCTTGCAATGATGCATGACCACAAGCGCACGCTAAAAAAAATCCAATCTATTTCCGCAAAAGGCCAACAAAAAGCCCTATTTTTAGACGACTACCGACCTTACATCGATGGTGTATTATCGGCTGACACCGGCGAGCAAGACGAAATTATCGTCACTATTATGATGTGGTCCATCGATGCAGAATGCATTGATGATGCGCTAATGATAGCTAGTTATGTTATGCGACATAACTTAAAAATGCCCGATCGTTTTAATCGGACAACGAATGTCGCGATCGCGGAACAAATGTCTGAACTCGCACTAAAACCTGAAAGCCCTGTTTTACCTGAGCACCTAACTGCCCTGTATGAGCTGATCGGAAAAACCGACATGCCGGATCAGGTTCGTGTGAAACTTGAAAAAGCATGCGGATTGGGATTAACCGAATCAGCGCCGGAAGTTGCACTACAACATCTTAAAAATGCCATTGCATTAAGTGATCGCTGTGGCGTTAAGCAACAAATAAAAGCGCTAGAAAAGCAGCTTCAGTCAGACGACCAACAATCCGAAGATGAACAGAATTCAGACTCTGCCGATACACCAGAGTCATAACCGAGCGTCCTCGCGCGTCGCGGGCTTGCGGCCGTAGGCAGATTCTCTCCCCGGACGATCTACCGAAAGCCGCAATCACCCGCTCTTAATCGGAGTTATCATGGCCTTTATTGCAAGTACACCAACGCCAGAAGATGAAGGCAATATCGACAACTTCAGCGATTTTTGGCCAGCGCTATCGCTACCAAATGCCCGCGACATATTGCGTTTAGAAAGCGACATCAACACATCGCGCTTAACAGCATTATTGCAAAACGCAATGATCGACGTTAATCACCAGCTCGAATCATTCGTCGCCGAACAAACAGTCGCTGGAATTACCTACGATCAAATTACAAATGAAAAAAAGCATTTATACACCCGCGCTATTTATGCAACCGCACAAGCGCAACTGTTATCTGACATGCGCGACTACGACAGCACTCAATCAGCGCAAGATAAAACCGACACGTTAAAGCCCAGCATCGACGAACAACGCCGCATCGCAACAATATCAATTCGTCAAATGCTCGGAAAATCATTTAGCCACGTCGAGCTAATCTGATGCCGATCGTAACCGCACAAAAACATGAAACCGTCGACGCCCTGAGTTACCGAACCCTCGGCACAACCGACGCAGTCGAACAAATATACCAACTCAATCAAAACTTGGCTGAGTTAGGTCCGTTTTTACCGCATGGAACGCAAGTGCAAATACCCGAAATAACCACAACAACAACAGCGACGGTGAAACGCACCGCGCTCTGGGACTAGGAGAGAGCTCGTGGCAGAGCCAAGCACCACAACACTAGGAATCGCAGCCGCTACCGCAGGCATAACCATCGGCAGCGCTGCGCTTGGTCTCGATACAGAGACAGCAATCGGCGCACTCGCCGGAGCAGCCGTATTTGTTACCAGCGCAAAAGAAATAAATTTAATTACCCGCGTTGTATATCTACTCGCCAGCGTCATCATTGGCTATTTTGTAGCGCCGGAAATAATTAGCCACACCTTCATCGAAGTGCGCGCCGTAGCCGGATTTGTCGGCGGCTTGCTTGGCGTTACAGCCGGTCAATTACTGCTAAAACAAATGCATAATACCGACCTGTCATGGATTATCGGAGGCAAAAAGAAATGACCGCCTTAGATTTAATCGTACTCTGGCTATGCATAATCAGTATCGGGAGACTTATTACCTACCGCCGAAAAGGAGCAACATTTAAGCGATCATATGGTATCGCAGCATGGCTACTCATTACTGCCATCGGATCGTTAGCAATCTATATCGTCGGCGGAAAAATATGCACAACTAACATTCCAATCATTTTGCCGATAATGATCATCGTAACGCTCATACTCATTCGTGCCCGTGGCAACGTCGCTCAAGTCGTAAATATTCGGAGGCTATTAAATGAATAAAATTCTGCTTTTGGGATCAAAATGCGACGCCGTTCTAGAGCTAACGCAACGTCTTAAAAATGCGGGAATTGACGTTATCGTAACCGATGAATTTACATCAAACGTAAAATCGGCAGTAATCCAGTTTCAACGCTTATCTAATCTCGTAGCAGACGGCATCGTCGGCCAAAAAACAATGTCCGCCCTAAATGGTAAAAACAATTACAAGTTTCTATCCGAAGATAACCTGATAGAAGCTGCAGAGTATCTATGCTGCGAAATTGCAGCAATTAAAGCAGTAAACGCAGTAGAAAGTCGTGGTCATGGCTTTCATTCAAATGGAGCACCGGTCGTGTTATTTGAACGGCACATCATGCGTCGTCGAATGCTCGCGAACGGCATCGATGCATCAACTGTCGGTATCGCAGAACACCAATGGCCAAATCTCGTTAGCCGTAAATCGGGAGGTTACAAAGGCGGCCTAGCCGAAAATAACCGGTTAAATCTAGCAACCGAAATACATGAACAATCAGCACTCGAAAGTGCAAGCTGGGGCCAATTTCAAATAATGGGCTACCACTGGAAAAGCCTAGGCTACGCCAGCATCAATAGCTTCGTCGAATCAATGAACCGCGACGAACGTTGCCAACTATCAGCATTCGTCGGATTCATTGAAAAAGACCCAGCACTGCACAACGCATTAAAAACCAAAAACTGGCAACAATTCGCCCTTATCTACAACGGCAAAGCCTATGCAAAAAACAACTACGACAAAAGACTACAGGCAGCATATACAGCCGCAACGGAGTTAGAACATGCTTAAAAATGCACTTGTAGTCATCATCGCCATCGGTATCGTTGCGTTTTTAATTAACGGCAACATAAAGCTTAAAGAAGATCTCGCAACTGCCAATGCCGTTGCAACTGCGCGCCAATACCGAATAACCGATCTCGAAGAAAAACATGCACAAGCACAAGAGCAACAGCGCCGACTGTCAGAATTACTCACTGCCAACCGTATTGCCGCCAACCGCCAACGCCAAGATCTGGAGACACTTATCAATGAAAATGCCGAACTTAAATCATGGGCTGCTCGTCCTTTGCCTCATGATATTAGCAAGCTGCAGCGCACAGAAAACATTACCGGACATACCGCCTTCACCGAGTTCATGTCCCATCGTATCCGCCTGCACACTGAGTCCAGTACTGCTGAAAAACCACCTTGATATCGTTAATGCACTGCTAACAACTGAAAACGACTGGGCCGACTGCGCAGCCCAAATCGACGCCATCGTCGAATGCCAACTTCGCGACCAGGTGCGAAACAATGAACAAACTGAATAGCTTAAAAGAGCAGCTAATAAATATGCTGCCACAACTAAAAAAACAGCCAGATAAACTGGTTATTTTTGCCGACGAAGGAGCAGTAAAAGGCGAATTTCAGGAGAGCCTATCGTGGCAGTACGAATGGAAAACAATCATCATCATCGAAGATTTCCACGGCCATCCAGACACCCTATTTTTACCAATAGTTTTATGGTGCGCGAAAAATCAGCGCGACTTAAAGCGTGACGACATTAAATTCATAATCGACCACTTAGACAACGACCGGAGTCACATCCGTATCGAGTTACCGACTGACCAGCGCGTTATCGTCACAACCGATGAAAACGGCAACTACACAACCACCAACCCAACCGAGCCAAGCCCAGACTGGGAAGGCGATTTCGGCGTACTAACAAAAACCACCGCAACCGACATCGGTGATAATGTAGACGAATTTGGTCAATTACCGTGATTGACGATATAGAAGCCGAGCTAAAGCAATGGTTAGCGCCCTACCTGCAGGGCGCAACTGCAACTGGCCGACGTGAATTTGCCCGCGCTGTTAGTCGTTACCTGTATTCAAGTCAAAGCAACCGCATCCGCGATCAAAAAAACCCAGATGGCACCCCATTCGAAGCACGCAAGAAAGGCAAAAAAGCCATGTTCGAAAAGCTGCGCAAGCGGCCAAACCTGCGATCAGGCTATACCGACAGCGAAGTATGGGTAGGATTTCGCGGCCCAGTTTCCCGCATCGCCGACGTCCATCAAAATGGTTTACTCCTGTCCCCAGCCCCCGGTCAACAAAAAGTACGCTACGCCAAGCGTGAGCTGCTTGGCTATACAGATGCTGATATTGAAAAAATCAAAGAACTCGCCGAAACCACCCTTCTGCCATCCTGATTGCCTCCCGTCAAAATCGCCAATTCGTCGTGTGTTTTTTACACTAAATAGGTTTACTTTGTGGGTTATTTACACTAAAGTTAATAAATCTTAATAAGTTGTATTAAACAAACAAGGGGAAATAATAATGAAAGAGCAACAAATAACCTTCACCCATTTCTCAAAAGCATGGTACGCACAAAGCGTAGTACTCGAAAAAAATGTGGTTGATGTTATTAATATCAGCGACGGCAAAGGCGGCGATATCAGCATTAAGTGGGTCGATCTAGGCCGTAAAATAGCGCCCCGCTTAGACGTGTTTGACGACGCATGGGGCATACTTTTCAGCCAGCCAGAACTTCTAGAAGCACTAAGCAACTTCGACAGCCGATCACCTAGCGCAGAGCGCGTTAAAGAACAGCTAGTAAACCTAGGGTACAAAGACATCACACCAACCCAGCCTAACTAACAGCAAACGGCCCCTGCGGGGGCCGTAAGGATACCGCCATGAAAAATAATAGAGAACTTGAGAACATCGCCCGCACCGTCCTCGGCCTCGATACGCTGGAAACTCGCAACAGCGATGAACTCGACTTTCACGAAATGTCGGTATGGCAAGTTAAAAAGGCACTTGAAGCAGCTTATAAAGCAGGTCAAAGCAAGGCGGAGTAATAACCCAGAGCTTTGCTGTGCGAGCCACAGCGAGCATCTGACAAAAGTGAATTGTTATTTCACGAACTGAGGTGATGGCATGCGAGTAATGAGTTACGGAGCTGGCACAAATAGCGTTGCTATGCTGGCTGGATTTAAGCAGCGCGGAATAAAACCTGACGTAATTTTATTTGCTGACACAGGCGGCGAGAAGCCGGAAACATACGAGCATTTGAAAATAATGCAGCGCTGGTGCAAAAAAAACGGATTCCCTGAAATATCTATTTGCAGAGAAAGGGAAACGCTAGAATCTGACTGCTTAAATCGCAAGGCGTTGCCGGGTTTGGCATACGGTTTCAAAAGTTGCAGCGAGCATTATAAAATAAGACCACAAAAACGATGGCTGAAAGCGAACGGCATTAAGGCAGAGTTGTTTTACGTCGGTATAGATGCTGGCGAGTCGCACAGAATTAAAGACGATCCAAGTACTGAGTATCCTTTAGTTAGCTGGGGTTGGGGGCGTAAAGAATGTATTGAAGCAATTCGGAAAGAAGGCTTGCCGTTGCCGGGGAAAAGCAGTTGTTTTTTTTGCCCCGCAATGAAGGCCGGAGAAATTCGCGCTCTCAGCGTGCAGCACCCAGACCTAATGGATCGCGCATTAAAAATAGAAGAAAACGCAAATTTAACAGTAGCGGCAGGGCTTGGACGGTCATTTAGCTGGAGTAGCGTCATTGCTACTGACGATATGTTTCCGGAGCTTTACAACAATACTGAGATTGCTTGCGGCTGCTATGACGGCTAACGAGTGAAATAACGCCGCATACACGCAGCCGAGGAACGAGGTCTCGTGCTTGCGTGTGTTATTTCAGACAATAAAAAACCCCTCAGCATCCCTCACATATTGCAATCGGTGAGTTCAGATCGGGGCCGTGTTGCGATTATAAAACCATGTACCTGCCGCGATTACAAGACAGCCCCCTATCCAAGGCCATTCTGCGCGATACTATACAGCTAGAAAGAGAGAGGCGACCAACGCAGCACTGCAATGCCGCGTCAGCCCCGATCACAGCGAACGAACCGCCATAACCAGCTAGGCCTCCCACCCCGACGTCAGGGTTTGCGGAGCCTATCAGAAAATATCCTGAGGTTCATCATGCAGTCCGTTCGTTGTTCTCAATGCAGTCGTTTACTGTGCCATGCCGATTTCATCGCAATCGAAATCAAATGCCCGCGCTGTAAGCATATCGAGAGGGCCGAGAGCTCCTTAAAACAAGGAGTTACTCATGTCCCAAGCACCATCAAAAACGCGCCCAATCGTCCCGTGGATCGGCGGGAAGCGCCGATTAGCAAAACACCTGCTACCGCTATTCC